ATTCAGCGCATCAACGCCCCGGGCGCCGGGCGTGCCGGCTTCGACTCTCTGGCGTTCGCGACTGCGGACGTGTTCTTCGACGGCGACAGCGGGCTTCCGGCCGCGCACATGTATTTTCTGAATACGGATTATCTCGCATGGCGCTCTCACCCATCGCGGAATATGACGCCGCTGCCGTCCCGCAATTCGATCAACCAGGACGCATCCGTGGTGCCGTTGGTCTGGGCCGGAAATCTGACCTGTAGCAATCGTTCGCTGCAGGGCGTCCTCAAGGCATAAGGAGAAGGACATGTCTTATCTAACTGGTATAAACGTCAACGACTTTGCGTTGGTGCCGGAATTCGGCCTTGGGACATTGGGAATGCTTGTCACTCCGCAAGGCACAAAGCAGTACAAATACGTGCAGCTCCGCAATGAGACGGCGGCGATTCCGACGACCGGTACCGCTTTGCTGGGATGGCCGGTGGCATATCTCAATACGCCAGCTAACGACACCGAGCTCAACACCGTGGTATCGGATTACACCGATGCCGAGCTGATCCCGGTTTGCTGTGGCACGGCGCATTGGTCATGCCCGGGGGCGATCAACACGTCATATTTCGGCTGGGTTCAGGTGCGCGGCTTCGACACGCTGGCCCTCGCATTTGCCACCTTTTCGGGCAATTTAAGGATTCAGCTCACGACAACCGACGGGGTCGCCGATGACGTTGCATTGATGTCAACGCCGACTTTTGGTATCGGCGTTTCAAGCGCTTCGAAAACGATGCGACTGAACTGCGATTAATTCATTGGTCTAGCGCGCGTCGGCTACAATCCGGCGCGCCTTTTTAAGGGAGGCATAATGGGGGATCCGCTCGATTTCACCGACAGCATTGCGGCGGCATCACGCGACCGCTCGCGAGAAGATTCTACGGCGCGTGGAAACATTCAGGTCACAGACGGCGTGATCCCAATGTTCTTCACAAAAGAGCGTATGGATAGCGTTGCGAGCGAAGCGGCCGGCAGACCTATCTTCGTGTCAGAAGACTGGATTGAAATCATCATCCCCGGCAGCCGCGACAGGCCAGTCTGTCCCGTGCGCCCGGATCATCGACAGCTCTACCCGCAGCAGTGGGAGAGCTACAAAAACGGCGAAGCGCGCAACGTGGCGGGCGGCACGCCGATATCTGAATGGCAGGCGGTCGCGCGCACACGTGCGGCTGAGCTTAAGGCTCAGGGCTTCTATACCGTCGAGCAATTGGCGTCAGCGAGCGACACGCAGCGACAGAAAATCGGAGCCGACGCGCGCTTTCTGGTAGATCAGGCGTCAGCCTTTATCGCGGGCCGAAACGAGCTGGACAGTGAACGCCGGCTGCGGGCGGAAATGGAGACGAAGTACGCCGAGCAAGTCGCGTCGATGGCAGACATGCAGCGCACGCTGACCGACATGCAGCGCAAGCTAGAGGGGGACGATTATGGCGCAGACGATCAAAGCGGCAATGCAGAACGTGTGCCGAGAGTTAGGCGTCGATCCGCCGAGTAGCTTTATCGGCAACCAGACAGACGATACCGCGCAACGCATTCTGCAAGCTGCCAGACAAGCCGGCCGCCACCTTGCGCGCCGGAATTGGGTGGCGCTTACATACCAGCATTCGTTCTCGACATCGAGCGGGATCACCGACTACCTTTTGCCCACGTCCCCTGAGTGGCATCACATGTTGCCCGGCACGGCGTGGGATAGGACCAACTCCAGCAAGATGCGCGGCAGCACTACGCCTGCCCACTGGCAGCGCACGCAGGCTGAAGGCATCGCGTCAACATTCTTCGCGCGCCCGTGGCGGTTGAAGGTGGATGCCGGACGGGTAAAGAAATTCGCGCTTGAGACAGATCCGGGCGGCGTTTACGTCATCGCCTACGAGTACGTGACGGACCAATGGCTGTTCGACGGATCGAGCCTGTATTACGCCGACGTGACGGCCGACAGCAATTTGCCGGTGTTTGATGATTATCTGATGGAGCTCCACATCAAGTGGCGCGCCGCTCGAGCGCTGGGATTGCCATACCTGGATGATCGCGCAGACGCAAACACGGTCGAAAACCAGATATACGCGCAAGAGCGCGGCGCCGAAATCACGCTCGAAGCCGACGTGCTGAGCTTCCGCAACAACGCACCAGATCATGGTTATGGCTGAGCCCGGCATCGCGCAGCAGCGCAGCGGCACCGCGCAGATCGTAAGCCTCCCGGCGCCGGTGGGCGGCTGGAACACGCGCGATGCCATCGATTCCATGGCGCCCGAGGACGCGATACAGATCGATAACATGTTCCCGGATATCGGCCGGGTCCAGTTACGCGGCGGCTATCAGACCTACGTAGCTGCGAGCATCGGAAGCGACAACGTGGAGACGCTCGCGGCATTGCAGGTCGGCTCTGCCGAGCGTTTCGCATGCGCCACTAATTCCAAGTGGTACAACATCACCAACGGCGGCAGCCCTGTCGACATTACCGGCGGGGCCACGATCACGGTGGACAGGTGGCAGACTACGATCTTCGCGGACTCGGGCGCACCGACTGCGCCGACGCTGCTCATGGTCAACGGCACTAATGCGCCGCTTAAGTGGACCGGGACAGGCAACGTGGCGGCGTGGGTGCCGACTGGGCCTACAATCGCCAATCTGATCGGCGTGCACGCATACAAAAATCGCGTGTTCGCATGGGAAAAGGACAGCCGAGACTTCTGGTATGGCGCCCTCGGCGCGATCCCAGGCGCGCTGACACGATTTCCCCTGAGCGGCATCAGGGGCGCGCAGGGTAATCTGCTGTTCATGGCGACCTGGACGAGAGACGGGGGAGCCGGTCCAGACGATTACGCTGTATTCGTCACTGATGGCGGATTCGTGATTGTCTACCAGGGCACAGATCCGTCAATTGCGACCGCCTGGACGATCGTCGGCGTTTATCAGATCCCCCGCCCGCTGGGCATCCGGGCATGGGCAAACGTCCTGGGCGACGTTCTGATCGCGACAGAGGCAGATTACGTATTCCTGAGCGACGCTATCCAAGCGGCTGGACTGATCACGCAGGCCACCAAGCTTGCAGGCGCGATGCGCGAAGCGGCGCCGCGCTACCGCGGCAATTACGGGTGGCAGGTAACGGTTCACGCGCGCGGCAATAAAATCCTATGCAGCGTGCCGATTGAGACGAACGCGCAGTACGAGCAGCACGTGATCAACACGCAGACGCGCGCCGCGTGCAGGTTCACGGGCTGGCCTATGCGCTGCATGGCGGTATTCGCCGGCGACCTGTACGGCGGAACCCTGGGCAAGGTTTACAAATTGGATATCGGCCGCGCGGACGACGCAGACGGTACGCCAACAGCGATCGCCGTGCGCGTCAAAACGGCGTTTACGAATTTCGAGACGCCGCGCCTAAAGCACGTGACGGCCGTTCGCCCGCTGCTGCGGGTCAGCGAAACGCTGACGGCAAGCTACACGCTGGCCGTCGACTTTGCCGACAAGGACGGATCTGTCGTGTCGAGCATCGGAACCCCGGCAGCGGTGCCGCTGTGGGATGTCGCGCTGTGGGATTCGGCATATTGGTCGCTCGAAGCTACTGCCGTTCCGTCCCGCCGCTGGCAGATGCTGGGGGGGAGGGGGTCTGACTTTTCGGTCGGACTGACGGTCAATATCAGAGATCAGAAGCTCGAATGGCTGTCAACCGACTACCTGGTCGAAGCGGCCGCCCGGATCTAACCCGCCGCATCCTGCTCGATGCGCACGAGTGGGCTATGCGGCTGGTGTGCGACGTGCTGGGCATGGACCACGACGATTTCGGGCCGTGCCTCGCAATAGGGGTAATCGTCGAAGATCGCCTGGTGGCCGGGGTGGTGTATCACGACTTCCGCACAGAGTGCGGAGATTGCAGCCTGACCGTGGCGTCCCGCTCGCCGCGCTGGGCGACGCGCGGGACCATCGCGTACCTGCTGCAATATCCGTTCATCGAACTTGATTGCCGGCGGGTGTCGAGCATGGTCCGCGGAGACAATGAGCGGGCGCTTACTTTCAATCGTCGCCTTGGATTCGTTGAAGAGGGCCGCCGCCGAGAGTTCTACGCTGATGGCGTCGACGCGGTGGTATTCGGTATGATGAGAACAGAATGGGCTGCAGGCCCGTACAGGTGGGATTGATGGGAAAGCCTAAAAGTCCGAAAATTCCAGCGGCGCCGGATCCGTCGAGACTGATCGCGCAGCAGGCGCAGATCAACCGCCTCGACCAAACGACGCCCTTCGGAAACCTGACGTTCACCGGCCCCGGCCGGAACAACGCGGCGCTGAACCTGTC